GATCCACCAATCTTTGGTTTCGGTGACGTAATGCTTAACTGGGACGACCAGGAACTCCTTGGAGAAATCAAGACCATGCCTCACGAGGCATTTGAATATCGTAAGATTTCAGGTAGGCCAAAGGCTGGGCACCTAGTCCAGATTTTGATTTACATGAAGATTCTAAACAAGGGCAAGTCAGTCCTTATTTATGAAAACAAGAACAACCATGAGCTCTTAATATTTCCAATTGAAATAAATGAGTACATGTATAAGTGGGTAGAGAACGCATTTGAGTGGATGAGACAGGTTCGGGCAGCTTGGGAGAACAAGACTTTGCCTACCAAGAACTATCGGTCTAACTCAAAGATTTGTAAGACGTGTCCGATTCGTGACGCTTGCGACAAAGCTGGATCTGGAGAGATAAAACTTAACTCTTTGGAGACACTAGATGAAAAACAAGCGATGTAATCACTGCGACGTAGTATTCCTGCCAGCAGTTTCCTACCAAGTTTACTGCTCACCAAATTGCCGTGAGCTGGCAACAAGGGAAAAAATTTCAGAGCGGTATCAGGTAACAAGGCGTAGTAAAAGAGCTGGCAAGGTTAGGAAGTGTAGATCTTGTCAGTCAAGTCTCTCCATATACAATGACGAAGTGCTTTGTCAGAACTGCATAGTTGATCCTAAAGAAGTTAAGCAAGCATTGAAAGAATTACGGGAGCTGTCAAATGACGAATAGCTTATTCCTAGTCAACCAACCCAAAAACATCCTAGCCATTGACGCCAGCACAAACAGCCTGGCTTTTGCCTTGTTTTCTGGAATTGAGCTAAAGACTTTTGGAAAGATAAAGTTTGAGGGTTCAACCGTTTACCAAAGGGTTGGGGATGCAGCAAGGAAGACCCTGCCATTCATGAAAAACTTTGATGTAGATGCCATTGTTATTGAGCACACTGTTTTTATAAATAGTCCAAAGACGGCGTCTGACCTAGCCTTGGTGCAGGGCGGACTACTGGGGGCAGCAGCATTAGCTGGAATCACAACTGCTGGATCAATTAATCCAATTACTTGGCAGAGCTTCATAAACAACAATAAGCTTACAACAAAGGAAAAGCAGGATCTGATGACTGACTTCCCAGGTAAGTCTAAGAATTGGTATCAGAATAAGTCTAGGGAAATTCGCAAGCAAAGAACTATTAAGTTTGTCAATGTATACTATGACAAAGAGGTTACGGATGATGACGTTGCAGACGCAATTGGCATTGGCCACTACGCAACCCACAACTGGCAGAAGATTGACAGATCAGGGGTATCATGGTAAAATTGTATACAAGTGAGCTATGGCTCAAGAAGCGTTACGTGTTTGACAAGAGAACTCCAGAGCAGATTGCTAAAGAGTGTGGAGTTAGCATAGAGACTATCTATGTCTATCTTGCTAAGTTCGGTCTAAGAAAGTCCAGGCGATGAGATATCTAAAACATTTTTATAAAAAGGGCATTGGCCTGATTAAGTCAGTGACCTGCAGGCATAATAAGACTAGAGAGTCCGCTTGCCCATACACAGGAATTACCTATACAATTTGCACAGAATGTAGTAAACTTATTTCAGGAAGAAACACGGAGAATAGCTAATGGCTCGTAAACCAAAGTATGTAATGTCAGAGATGGCAAAGAAGTTTTCAAGAGAACAGTCCGTTATGCTTGATGGATTCGAGATTAAGCAGGGAGACTACTTTAAGGTTCGTGGAGAACACGGTGGCAAGTTTAAGTTTCACTCATTCGTAACCAATACAGATACTGGTGCTCAGTGGGTGGACTGCTTTGAGGTTATGTCTGGTATGACATCTGTGTTCAGGTCATTCAAGACTGAAAGAATTAAGAGAATTCCTAACAAGGGCAGGAGAGCAAAACGTGTCATCGTTTGAGGACTTAACAGTAGATCACCTTGATGAAGTAAACAAGGTTGTAGAAAAGTATTTGGCAGGAAACGAGCCTACACAAATCTCTAAAGAGCTGGCTATGCCTCGTCAAAAGGTTATTGCATATATCAATGAGTGGCGAGTCATGGCTGCAGATAATGCTGCCATCCGTGCTCGTGCCAAGGAGGCTCTGGTTGGTGCAGACACTCACTACTCAAAGCTTATCCAAAAGGCATATGAGGTAATTGATGATGCAACCACCACAGCAAACCTAACTGCAAAGACTTCTGGGATTAAGCTAGTCATGGACCTTGAGTCCAAGCGTATTGATATGCTGCAGAAAGCAGGACTTCTTGAGAATAAGGAGCTTGCAGAAGAGATGGTTGAGATTGAGCGTAGGCAGGATATCCTGAAAGGTATTCTCCAGGACATTGCTGCAGAGCACCCAGAGATTAGAGACAAGATTATGAGAAGGCTCTCTGATGTCGCTAGAGGACAGGAAGTCCTGACAGTGGTGCACACAGATGTTTGATGATTTTTTAGAAGCACTTAAGTCCGACAATTTTGAAGAGCGTCCAGTAGACGCTAAGACATTTGTTGAGGGCGAAGACTTCTTAGGGCAGCCTCCGCTGTCCCAGGTCCAGTATGACATTGTAGAGGCTATGAGCCAGATCTACAAGCTAGAGGACCTAATTGAGCTAATGGGAGATGCAGATGGAAGAAAATACTACAAGAAGTACACAAAAAATGAAGTCATTCTTCAACTTGGTAAGGGATCTGGTAAAGATTTCACTTCAACTGTCGCCTGTGCGTATATTGTTTACAAGCTACTTTGTCTTAAGGATCCTGCACGATATTTTGGTAAACCTGCTGGTGATGCCATTGATATCATTAACGTTGCGATCAACGCACAACAGGCGAAGAACGTATTCTTTAAAGGCTTTAAGAACAAGATTGAGAGGTCGCCTTGGTTTGCTGGAAAGTTCAACCCCAAGGCAGAATCTGTTGAGTTTGATAAGTCTATTACTGTTTATTCGGGACACTCTGAAAGAGAGTCACATGAGGGACTTAACCTTATCCTTGCGGTTCTTGATGAGATCTCTGGATTTGCTAACGAAATTGGAACTGGTAATGATCAGGGAAAGACTGCTGACAACATCTACAAAGCCTTCCGAGCCTCAGTAGACTCACGTTTCCCAGACCTTGGCAAGGTAGCCTTGCTATCGTTCCCTCGTTATCCAGGAGACTTTATATCTTCTAGATACGATGCAGTCATTGCAGACAAAGAAGTAGTCACAAAGACTCACAGGTTTATTATGAATCCTGACCTACCAGAAGATCAAGAGGGCAACTATCTAGATATTGAATGGGATGAGGATACAGTTGTTAGCTACAAGTATCCAGGAATGTTTGCCCTAAAGCGTCCTACCTGGGTTGTCAATCCCACAAGAAGTATTGATGACTTCAAGCTAGCATTCTTTACTGACATGGGAGACGCCATGCAGCGATTTGCCTGCGTACCCACCTTCTCCTCTGACAGGTTCTTCAAGCAGCAGGATAAGGTAAGATCAGCCATGAGCTTGAGAAATCCTTTAGACACCACAAGAAGATTTGAGGAGTCATTCAAGCCAGACCCAGATAAGACCTATTTCATTCACGCCGACCTTGCACAGAAGCACGACAAGTGTGCTGTAGCCATAGCCCACGTTGATAAGTGGGTAAGCCTGCAGGTACTTAAAGACTATAACCAGGTAGCACCTATTGTAGTGGTCGATGCCGTAGCTTGGTGGGAGCCAAGGGTAGAGGGGCCAGTCAACCTTTCAGAAGTTAAGCAGTGGATTCAAAACCTACGCAGGCTTGGCTTCAATATAGGCATGGTCTCATTTGACCGCTGGCAATCATTTGATATTCAGAATGAGCTAAAGCAGGTGGGCATTAGAACTGAGACTGTCTCTGTTGCAAAGAAGCACTACGAAGATATGGCGATGTTGATTTATGAAGACCGCCTAGTCATGCCAGCCATTGAGCTTTTGTTTGAGGAGCTGACAGAGCTTAAGATTGTAAAGCAGAACAGAGTTGACCACCCACGAAAGTCATCTAAGGACTTAGCAGATGCTGTTTGTGGTGCAGTCTTTGGAGCTATCTCTCACACACCAAAAGACCAAAACCTTGAAGTTGAGGTTCA